ATATAAACTGTCTCACACATCTCTCCTTATAAAAAAATGGTGCCGGTGAGAAGATTTGAACTCCTGACCTACTGATTACAAATCAGTTGCTCTACCAACTGAGCTACACCGGCACACATCTCGTTGTCCTACCGACGATTACGGCGAGGACGGAACCCTGACGGGCGTTGGGTTGCGAGTTTCTTCACTCGTTCCCTCAACTCCTCATTGGCTTTTGCCAACTCGGCATTGTCAAATTCTAAACCACGAATTTGACTAAGAAGTCCCTCTACCTTAGAGGCGAAGAAACCTTCTTCACGGATGGCTGGGTCACCATCTAAATGCACTGTCACTTCCATTTGAAGTCTCCATTGCAAGGGTTGCTGTCATCAGTCCTGACAGTTGAACATAGTTTAATATTACTACAACACATTATATATGTCAAGTCCCTATAGAGGTAATTTTGCTTGTCTGGGTAAAAAATTTAGCTCTCTAGCATTTGCTTCAATTTTTTCTTTGAGTGCTTTTGAAATTAGGGGAGAGATGCCTTCTAACTCTAGTCCTTCTTGCTCGCAATACCAGAGAACGGCATCCATATGTGTGATGTCTTTTTCTTTGACGATATCTTCAATTTTCATACAAAATGTTTTTGGTGAGTTTAACAACATATTTCATCCTATAAAAGTTTGGGGGGTTAACCGTGACCCCCCACGGATGTATTACGGCATCACCCGAAATCCGGGCCGGGGTTTTTAGTCTCCCGGCAAGACCACCAAACATATGTCTTTGGCGAGACGCCTTTCTTTCTATACTCGTATATATCTTTTAGACATGTTCAAGCATTGTCTTCACTCCATGTTATAGTGAGGATGTTTCTGTTGCCAAGTACATCCCCGAAACTCCGAACACTTACTGCTTACGCAGCGAGTGCCATGGGTGCAAAGTTATCGTTTGCGTTTACTTTAGTGACCTATAAGGCGGTCAATCCACAGTTCTCCACTTTCCTAATCAACACCTGTCGATCCTGTTTCGCCCCCATCAAGAGTACACTGGCACTGCCGTTTAGAGTTTCTTGGGTAGCTATCTCCCAAGATATCGTTTTACCGTTACTCAATGTACTCATGGTGGAGGCGTTGGGTACTGCCCCCAAGTCCATTCAACGTTCACTTTCACATCAACAAATCAAGTTTATTTAGTCGATTTTTAATTCGGACTCTGTCACTATAACAACTCTTGCACCGCAGGAAAGAAGTGCTTTATCGTTACCTCCGTATATAACTTCACTTGGCCCTAGTATTGAAACCTTGTGACAGTAGGTATTTTTTCTTCCTTCCTTAATCGTGATAACAGGTTCATTTGTTCCATGTTTTTTATTTGCTCTAATTTTATGCATATTTACATGAATGTATTTCTTTTTTGGAATCATTTTTGCATATCCCTTATAATGACAGTATTCCTTAAACACGACAAGAATTAATGTACACGAGTCAAAATGGAAAGTCAAGTCTTTTTTATAAATAGCTGTAAAATCACCAAAATCGGAAAGGTTCACAAGTAAATGCGCCTCGCACTTCTCCTTCTTGGTATGATGAGTGTGAGTTCAACCATATATGCCCAGACTACTCAGCCTGGCAATCGGTATCAATCAAGTCCAACACAATATGACTCAAACAGTTATGTTATCAATTCGACTAATACAAATAGTTATGTTGAGTCAAATACAAACAACACAAATTCAACAACAATTGATTCGAGTACCAATAATGTCAACATCAATACAAACACTTCTGAAAGTACCAGCACTTCTAATAATACAAACATTAATCAAAACACGAACATCTCGCAGACGAGTAGCAGTTCGGAGAATATAAACACGAATACTAACACGAACACTAATGTTAATACTTCAACGAGCTCGTCAACTAACACAAACAACAACACAAGTAACGTAACATCAAACTCAACAAATGTTTCTAATTCGACCAATAATAACACAAATACGAATGAAAACAATACAAATATTACTCAGCAAACTAAATCTAAGGTACAATCACCGCCACCAAGTGCAATTGCACCGACTATGATGAGTTATTCACAGGACTTATGCGTAACAGGAGTTTCTGGTGCAGTACAAACACAAATCATTGGACTGTCTGGAGGAAAGATGGTACGAGATGAAAATTGTGAAAGACTTAAATTGTCAAAGGCGATGTACGATATGGGAATGAAGGTTGCAGCTGTTAGTGTTCTTTGTCAAGATGTAAGAGTCTTTCAAGCGATGGAAATGGCAGGCACTCCTTGTCCGTATAAAGGTAAGATAGGAAATGAAGCACAAGTTGCTTGGACAGAAAATGAAGAAGAAAGACCTGACTACAATAAAAGAAAAAAGAAATGCCGTAATGACAAAAAGAATAAGAAAGTGTGCCGATAATGATGTATCTTGAAAAAGCAATCGGCATACTTTTTGGATTTGTGTTTGCATTTACTGTAAGTGAGAGTATTGCACAGGAGTTTGATGTTGGAACATCTGCAATTGTAAATATATCTCAAACAGGAACGGCTCTTAACATTGCAGATGACTCGTATAAAAGTGTCAATCTTCCGTTCACTTTTGACTTATATGGTCAAAGTTTTGACAAAATGAATGTCTATCAAAATGGTGTTCTGCAATTAAAAGATGACAGTACCGCAGTTACAAGTTCATATTGCTGTCGTGGTAGAGATTTAAACACTCTTACTTCATCAACATACGACTATCTTCTTATGCCACTCTGGACTGACCTTGTAAACCTTAACAGTAGTAATAAGGTGAACAGAGGAACAACAAATCCGTATGTACAATCTTTTGAAGATTCTTATATTGTAGGGTGGTATGATGTCTCTGAATATCGTAACAACAACTACAAAAGTACCTTTGAGGTAGAACTTTTTGGAGACAGCTCTTTTGAGTTTCGATATGATAAGATTGACGTAAGGATGCATGATCTAACAATTGGATATACAGGAGATATATCTGCTGGAGAGTTTGAGCAGTTTCTTTTTTATGACGACACTAATGCTTTGACATATGTAAACAACGAAGACTTCTCTCTGTTCGTATCTACACTTGATTGCTCAGACCCTTTAAATAACCCTTCATGTCCAGGCTATGATACTGCACTCTATTGTTCTTCGATTACTTTTAACGATTTCAACTGTAGTGCATACACGAGCTATATCGAACCTGTCTTTTTTGAGGAAGAAAGTTTTTTTGGAGAAGTGGAGGAGTTTCTTGATTTTGAATGTTGCGATATTTTTGATGGAGTAACCGAAGAAGAATTTTTTGAGGAACTTCCAGAAGAAATTATAGAGGAGCAATTCTTTCTTGACGAAGAAATGATTATTGACGATTTTGAAATGATTCGTGACCCTTTTGAAACGAGAGAAACCTTTTTTGAAGAAGAAATAATCGACACTCCACTTGAAGTAATTTTATCAAGACCAAATGTTGTAAGGCCATCACCAGAAACATCATCTCCAAACTCTGCCGTGTCCGACTCTCTTGCATTTACAAACAGTTTAGTGGGAGGATTGGAAAGTGGTGTTCTGGACTATGCATCTGTATCTTTACAGCAAACAGTCAATGCAACATTATCAAATGCATCTAACATGAACTCTACATCACGAATGGGTGCATCAAGTGCTTCTTCACCAACAGGAATGGTGATGTTTTCAAATCCAGCATCCAATCCTGTATCAAGTGAAGCAATACTTGGTTCAACAAATACAAACACTATGACAACAAGTACAGCCCCATCTGCATCAAGTGTGGAAACTGTAAGAATTGAATCATCATTAAATGCGAGTAGTTCGACTTCTACAATGAATATTGAGAGTCAAATGGAACAAGTACAGGAAGAGATATCAGAAGATTATTTCTCTGAAGATCAAACAAAAGTACTTGCATTGATGAACTATCGAAAAGGATTTAATGCTTATCTGGTGTCCTATTTACCAGATAATAATCAATGGTACGACCCAAAGGTTATCTATGCTGGTAATCGAAATCAAGACAACAATCGTGCATTAAGAACTCTTTTCTTTTCAAACAATTCCACTTTTAGAAAAATGATAAGGGAGCAATATCAATGAGCGACAAAAAAGGATTCGAGTTAGACATAGGTGGAGCAAAACTCCGTTTTAATTCTATGTGGCTTGCAGTTGGTGTTCCGATTGCAACAACAATCATTGGTGGTCTATGGGGTGGTTTTGAACTGTATTCTCGATATACGTCTATGGAGGAGAAAATACAGAACTACACAGCCCCCGATTTATCAGGATATGACAAAAGACTTTCCATTCTTGAAGAAAGAATTGAATTTATGGAGGAAAATGAGCAAACTAGACTCGATTCTCTACGAAAAAGTATTGACTTAGTAGAAAAAGTAGAGGATAATATACAAGATGATATAAATAAGGTAGAGGACAGGCTAAAGTCAGTCGAGAAGGAGACAAATCAGACTAGCCGAGATGTTCGATCTACTGTTTATGAACTTGAGAAGGATGTGAATGATAGAATGAGACAATTTGATCGAACTATCGTGGATGTTAAAAAAGAACTATCTAATCAAATTAAAGAAGCATTAGATAATCCACTTTCTAACTAAATCCTCACTTCCGAAAACAATTTAAGGAGTCTATGCATGAGCGATGCTTTTAAGAGTGTCTGTGCCATAACGATTGGAATTGTGTTGGGTATGTTTATAACACTAAACAGTGATGTGGCTTATGGAACACCACTTTCAAATCAAGATGTATGTCTTGCAAAGAACATATATCACGAAGCAAGAAATCAAGACACGCTGGGAAAAATTGCAGTAGGTCTTGTTACACTCAATAGAGTTAAAGATAATCGTTTTCCTGATACAATCTGCAAGGTTGTATTTGACAGTCAAAAAGGAATAAACAATCAGCCTAAAAGGCACAAGTGTCAATTTAGTTGGTATTGTGATGGTCGTTCAGATCGCATCTATGAAAAAGATGCATACAATAAAATACTTGAACTGTTACCAGCTATATACTTTCTAGGTTCAAATCCTGTTCTGGATTTAACAAAAGGTGCGACACATTATCACACATACCGAGTTGCTCCACGATGGGCGGGAAAGCTCGAGAGAATCGCACAAATTGATGACCACATTTTTTATAGATAAAGGTACGTTATAGTATGGGATTAAGTGTTTTAACAAAAGATAGTTTTTCAGCAAACGTTGAAAAAATAGTGAGAGATGAAGGTGTTGAATATATAGATGCAATACTGATCTATTGTGAAAAACACGAAGTAGAAATAGAGGTCGTTGCAAAACTAATCAATGCAAAGATTAAAGCAACTCTTGAAAGAGAAGCCAGCGACCTCAATCTTCTTAAATATAAAATAAAACCTATTGACTTTTAAACACATATATAGTATGTTAATAA